AGTAGGAATGACTGTTGCGGCAGCTGGCACCCGAATGCCCCTGCAAGAATTTGCCAGCATTATAGGTAAAAATGCTGAAGAGATGCTGGGATTTGGTGGTACAGTTACTCGTGGTGCTGAAGATTTTGCCAAGATGAGTAAAAAGATGTTTGACGAGTACGGCACACAAACTGACCAGCTACGTCAAATGGGCTACACTAACAAAGAACTTAATGAAATTTTATTAATGCAAGGTAGCATACAGCGTGGATCTTTTAAAGATGCACAGTCTAGAGACAAAGCTACAATTGAAAGTGCTACTAAACTAGCAACTGAAATGGATGAAATGGCCAAACTCACAGGTAAGAGCCGTGAAGAACAAATGGCCAACATGAAGAAAGCTCAGGCTGACATGCAATTTGAAGCTGCGATTCGTTTGAAAACGCAAGGCATGAGTGCTGAAGACGCTAAGAAGTTTGAAGATAACGCTAGGAAACAGTACGGAGATGCACAACTTCGTGGACAAGGGCAGATGTTTAAAGAAGTATTTGCTACAGGTCAAATAATGAGTAAAGAAGCTGCTATGCAGGCTTCACTTAATCAAGAACAAGCAGCAGCCACAAGGAAACAAGCACAAGCATCAGGTGATGCTAAATTATCTGCAGATCAAAGAGAAGCTCAAGCAAATGCAGCCGCAGCCGAAGGTCGACGAGCAGCCGCTGCTGACATGAACAACACTGCTAAATTGCAGATTATGACATTAGGTGATGCAGGTGGTGCTGCATCAAAAGTATTAAACGACTCAGCTGGTGCACAGATAAAACAAGTCAGGGGACTTGAAGCAATTGCTGCTGCTAATGGTCTTGATCTTAAAAATAAAGAAGACGCAATTGAAGCTCAAAGATTGCAAAATGAAGAAATTAAAAAATCTCAAGAAGGCAAAGACGCAGACGGCAAAGCAGTTAGTGGTGCAACTAAAGCTGTTGTTAATCTAGGAGCTCGAGTAGGAGATGCCGAAAGTGCAATAATGAACAAGTTGGTGTTACCGTTAAATCGAGATGTTAGTCCTGCACTGGGTAGATTTGCTGATAGGTTACTAGGTTCAAAATCTGAAGCACTGCCTGCAAGCGCAACTAAAGCTGGACAAAGTCTGCCACAGTACATGGAAAGCGAGATGGAAAAAGGCAGAACTACTGACAGACCTAAAGGAATGTTACAGACTGCTGGAAAGATGGGCAAAGAAGCAGGTGAAGGAATTAATAAAGTATTACCAAGATCAGGCGGCACTTACGGCGATGGTCTAACTAGTGAAGCAGTAGGTTCTATTTTAGAAATTACTAAACCTGGCGAAGTTGTTCTAAACCCAGAACAACAAATGAACATGGCAAAAGGTATGATGGACATGGGTGCTGAAAAAGCATTCAGCGGCCTAGCAGATGTATTACCTAAACAAAGTGCTGCTCCGGCAATGAGTTTTGATCTTAGCAAGATATCACAAGATATTAATACTTCTGTCAGTGGAGGTGGAGGTGGAGAAGATCAAACTTCTGCTGCTCTTGATTTTGCAAGCAAACGACGTCAAGAACTTGAAGATCTAATGAATGACGGACAGGCAAGAAACAGTTTAGAGTGGGATGAGATATTTGATGAAGCTGAACAGCTAGACGGCCAAATAGAAAGATTAACTAATAAACAACTTGAATCAATATCCAAGTATGCAGACGGGTGGGATGAGACCGGAGACATAATGGATCGAGTTAGCGCAGATATTTTAGATGCTATACCATTAGATGAGTTTGGAGATCTTGATGGTGCTATAGCCAAACAGCAAGCAATGTCAGATATGGGAGAATTTGCAGGAGTAGACGAAGCTGTTGCAAAACAAGGAGCTATGGCAGATATGGTTTCGGCTACTAGCCCAACTGCAGGCGGCATAGATATTGGAAATATATCATTTGGCCCTAACGGAATGCCTATAATGGGCCAAACTAAAGCTGCTGCTGCCACTATTCCTGCAAAGCCATCGGAAAAAACTGCAGAAGAACAAGCCAAAGATCGAGAAGCACGAGCTAAAGCTGAAATGGGCACTGATACTAGCGCAAAAGAAAAGAAAACAGGCAGTGACAAAGCCCCTGCTGCAGCCGGCGGCAAAGAAGCATCCATGTCAGACATGTTGACCAGTCTAAATCAGTTAAATACTAAGATGGCACAGTTAATTACTGTTACTGAAACGGGGCATAAAGATGTTGCTAAAGCTACAAAAAGCAACAACCCTAATTTATTCAAGGCATAATCGATGAGTTGGAAAAAGTATTTTACGCCAGTATCTGTTGATAGTCAACCTGGCACATATAGCCCAATAGGCAACGGCTCTTCACGCCCTGGACCCGCTAGAGCAAATTATTCAAGTTACTTGCCCGATGTGTATACTGGTGCACCTAATCGTGTTCAACGTTATTTGCAATATGATACAATGGATATGGACAGTGAAGTCAATGCTGCCTTAGACATACTTGCGGAATTTTGCAGCCAGCCTAACGAAGAAAATCGTACACCCTTTCATTTGTTTTTTAAAAGCAAAGCTACCAGTAGTGAAATTGCAATTCTAAGAGAATATCTCCAACAATGGTCAAAGCTACAGAGTTTTAATACTAGAATCTTCCGTATTGTACGTAACATATTCAAATATGGTGATGGATTCTTTGTACGTGATCCTGAAACTAAAAAATGGTTCCACGTTGATCCAGGTAAGATTACAAAAATTATTGTCAACGAAAGCGACGGTAAGAAACCTGAACAATATATTATTCGTGATCTAAATCCTAATTTTCAAGATCTAGTTGTCACTACAATTAATCCTAATCAAACAAATACAAACAATCGCGGTACTGCCTATGTAGCAGGTGGTGCTGCCGCACAAGGACAATCTAGTGCTTACCCTATGAGTCCTGGTACACGTTTTCAAAACAACATGAACGAAGTTGCAATTGATGCCAAACATGTTATTCATCTAAGTTTATCAGAAGGTCTTGACAACAACTACCCGTTTGGTAACAGTTTGTTAGAAAGCATTTTTAAAGTTTATAAACAAAAAGAACTGCTTGAAGATGCTATTATTATCTATCGTGTACAACGTGCGCCGGAACGCAGAGTATTCTATGTTGACGTAGGTAACATGCCAAGTCACTTGGCTATGAGTTTTGTTGAGCGTGTTAAAAATGAAATACATCAAAGAAGAATTCCAAGTAGCACCGGCGGTGGTACTAACGTTATTGATTCAGCTTACAATCCGTTATCTATCAATGAAGATTACTTCTTCCCACAAACCGCTGAGGGACGAGGAAGTAAAGTTGAAACTCTACCTGGAGGGACGAATCTTGGTGAGATTGACGACTTAAAATACTTTACAAACAAATTATTCCGCGGTTTAAGAATTCCTTCAAGCTATCTGCCTACAGGTGCAGATGACAGCCAAGCGCAGTATAACGACGGGCGAGTTGGCACAGCATATATTCAAGAACTGCGTTTTAACAAATACTGTGAACGTCTACAGAGTTTGTTACAAGATGCGTTTGATCAAGAATTTAAAATGTATTTGCACGATCGTGGTGTGAATATTGATTCTAGCTTATTTGAAGTACAACTACAACCTCCATTAAACTTTGCAAGTTATAGACAAAGTGAAGTAGATGGCGCAAGAATTAGTACGTTTGCTCAAATTGTTCAACAGCCATACATGTCAAAGCGTTTTGCACTTAAACGATATCTTGGACTTACTGATGAAGAAATTGCAGAAAACGAACGCATGTGGTCAGAAGAAAATGGCAAAGCTGACACTATACCTACAGATGCTAGCGGAGAAATGCGAGGCGCAGGCATTAGTCAAGCTGGTATTGAAGCAGATATGGGCGCACTAGCTGACGACGAAGCTCCTCCAGAAGTAGGCGGTGCTGAACTAGGTGCTACTCCTGTTGCTCCAGCACCGGCTGCTGCAACAACTCCTGCCGCAGCATAAATATTATTATGATTTTGAGAGAGTTATTTTACGCTGATAAAGATATGAAGTCCATGGCAACTGACATGAGATATGACCCATCTCGCGATAGTACAAGCCTAAAAAGAGACGACACTCGCAAGACAAGATTAACTTTACGTCAAATTAATGAGCTACGTAAAGCTAGCGAACAGCACATTCTAGAACAAGAAAAAGATTTAGAATTTGTGCAATCAATGTACAAGGCACCAGCGGCCCCTGCGGCATAAATTATTCAGCAAAGGATAATTTATGCGTAGTTTTGTACTAGGAAACGGCAACAGTCGCCTCAATATACACCCAAGTCAACTTCATCCATTTGGAAAAATATACGGTTGTAATGCTCTATATAGAGAGTTTGAACCAGATTATCTAGTGGCCGTAGATCCAAAAATGATAGTTGAAATTGAAAAAACAGGATGGCAAAAGACACATGAAGTGTGGACTAACCCTAACTCTAAATATAAACCCTTTCAGGGATTTAAATATTTTCAACCTAGTCTAGGATGGAGTTCAGGCCCAACAGCATTGGACATGGCTAGCAAAGCAGGGCCTAACGAAATTTTTATTTTAGGTTTTGATTATGTTGGTCAACAAGGACTAGTAAACAATGTCTATGCCGATACCCCTAACTATAAAAAGTCTACAGATCCTGCTACTTATTTTGGTAACTGGCGCAGACAAACAGATCAAGTTATAAAAAATAATAGAAATATTAAATACTACCGAGTAGTTTTAGAAGAAAATTATTTTGATCCTGAATGGGATTATCCTAACTTCAGACATATAAGTTATCAACATCTAACTAAATTATTACCA